TAATCTTAGTGTTCGCAAACTATGGAGAGTAAAATGGCAGAAGAAGAACAATGGAGCGAAATAGATACTTCTAAATCCTCCAAAGAAAAAGAAGAAGTAGCTTTTGAAGTAGAGAATGAAGAACCTATTGAAAAAGTAGAATTAGTTGTTGAAGAAAAAGAAGAAGTAAAAGAAGAACCTAAGAAAGAAATACCAGAGTTAGAAGGTATTGATACTGATGGTGCTTCTAAAAGAATACAACATCTGGTTAAGCAAAGAAAAGAACGTGAAGAAGCTTTAATAAAAGCTCAAGCACGTATAGAAGCTTTAGAGAAACAACAATCAGAAATGACTCAAGGTACTCTAAATCTTCGAGAGACTGCTAATACCAGTAATGAAAAGTTACTTCAACAGCACTTAGAGATGGCAAAACAAAGTTATCTAGATGCCTATGATAGTGGCAATAAAGAAAAGATGTTAGCTTCTCAAGAAGCAATATCGAAAGCACAAGTAGACTTAAATGATATTAGTAAAGATAAGAGTAATCTGGAACGTGTTAAGAAAGAAATAGAAGAAGCTCCACCATCTCAAGGGATGCAAGCTCAAGCCCAACCTCAAGCTAACCAACAACAAGAGTTTGATCCGGTGGCAATAGAGTGGAGTAAGAAGCCAGATAACAATTGGTTTGGACAAGATCAAATCATGACAGCTTCAGCATTAGCTATAGATGCTCAACTGAAGCAAGAAGGATATGATCCTAGTTCATCAGAGTTTTATGATGAAGTTGACAATCGAATGAAAGTTAATTTCCCTCATAAATTCGGGGAGGGTCTACCGGAGAAGACCCCTCGACAGGTAGTAGCAGGAAGTTCACGAACTCCTCCTACTTCTAAAAGTAAGAAGGTTAAGTTAACACAAGATGACGTAGCCCTTGCTAAGAAGTGGAATATACCTTTAGAGAGGTATGCAGCCGAGAAGAAAAAGTCAGAATCTTCAGGTGAGTATACTAACATTGATCGTGGATAGAAGGGTGCAAAAAATGAAAACATCACGTAATACGGAAACAAGAGAAGAACAAACTAGAGAGTACACATACGAAGAACCTAATCTGTTAGATATTCCAGATGAAGTTTATGATCGATTTTTAAGCCAAGGACTGGCACTACGTTGGATACGTATATCTTTAAAAGGAGATGATGACTATAAAAATGTGGGAAGAAAAACACAACAAGGTTATGAGTTTGTAGACCCAAAGGAAGTTCCGGAAATGTTACCAACGTCTCTCGTGATAGACAAAGGTCGCTATGAAAACTGCGTTGTTCGAGGGGATGTCGCCCTTGCCAAGATAGCCAAAGGACAAGCAGAAGCCAGAAATAAGTATTATCAAGAGAAATCAGATGGTATGATGGATGCTGTAAATCAGCAATTGATGTCAAACAATGATTCTCGAATGCCTATTTCAAATAGTAGCAAGAGTAAAACTACAGTAGGAAGACAGCCAAAGTTCTCGTCTTAGTACTGTAATTTTTTTGTAACTAACTAACCACACGAGGGAGATAACGATGTCAGATACTGCATCACCAAACGGATTAGTTCCGTCTCGCAGATGGGGTAGTGCGTCCAACTCTACAGGAACAAACATGTATAATATTGCTAGTGGTTATGCCACATCAATGTATACTGGTACTCTTGTAGAAGTTTCAGCAGGTAATCTAACGATTCTTGCAAATGGAGCTAATTCAGGCGCAGCACCTATCGGAGTATTCCAAGGCTGTCAATATACAGCAGCTAATGGAACACCAACATGGTCAGCTTATTGGCCGGCTTCTACAGCTGTACTAAGCGGATCACAAGCAAAAGGATACGTATGTGACGATCCATATGCTACATTCATAGTACAAGCAGATGCGTCTGTAACAGCTGGAGATATTATGACTCTTAATTTCGAAGCTAACATAGGCACAGGTTCTACTATCACAGGTCAAAGTAATGGCTCATTAGATGCTAGTTCACGTAAAACAGGAGCAACAGCTCTGTTACGTCCTCTTGGATATGAAGAAATACCGGGCAATTCTGCCGAGTCTGCTTATCCGTCATTGGAAGTAGAATTAATCCACCATGCACTTCGTGCTGGTGCCGTAGCATAATAGAAAGGGAGAAATCACATGGCTGCTATTAATAGAGCTAGTATTGCGAAGCAACTTGTTCCCGGATTAAATGCTATATTCGGCATGGAATACGGAGAAGTTGTGGATGAATTAACACCATTGTTTGAAATGGAAAACTCAGACAGAGCATTTGAAGAAGAAGTACTCTTCACAGGCTTTGGCTCAGCTCCAGTTAAAAATGAAGGTGCTGCTGTACAATATGATACCGCTCAGGATTCATATACAGCAAGGTATACTGCAGAAACAATTGCATTAGCCTTTAGTGTAACAGAAGAAGCTATGGAGGATAATCTTTATGATACATTCTCTAAACTTCGTGCACGAGGTCTTGCAAGAGCGATGGCAAATACTAAACAAGTAAAAGGTGCTGATGTTTTCAATCAAGGATTCAACGTACTTTATGGTGGTGGAGATGGAGTTCCTTTATTCTCTGCTGCTCACCCTACTATTGGTGGTGGAAATCAAAGTAATTTGATAGCTACTAATGGTACAACTGACTTATCTGAAGCATCACTTGAGTCAGGTTTAGTATCTGTACAAACTGCTAAAGATGACAGAAACATTCTGATTGGTACAAATGCATTGTCAATTCACATTGCACCACACAATCAGTTTGCAGCTGCTCGTCTATTAGACAGTCCTTACAGACCGGGTACTGCTGATAATGACATTAATGCAATTAATCATGGAGGTCTAGTACCTAATGGTTACTTCGTTAATAAACGATTCAGCGATGCGGATGCATGGTTCTTAAAAACAGATTGCCCTAACGCAACTAAAATGTTTAACAGAACACCATTGCAAACACAAATGTTACCTGACTTTGATACAGGCAACCTACGATACAAGGCTAGAGAAAGATATTCTTTCGGTTGGTCTGATTGGAGAGGTTACTTTGGATCACAAGGTAGTTAACCTTTAGACTACAGGGGAGGAGGATAATCTTTCTCCCCTATTTAATAATTACTTCTGACAGCGAAAGCTGACATTAGCCACGACAGGAGAAATAACATGGCGAATACAACTTTTTCAGGACCATTAAGAACGGGTTCGATTACACAAACTACTGGTACATCAGTAGGAACAGACGTTAAAAACATAGGTTGGGTACAAAGTTCTCAAGCTTTCTTTGTATCACTTGGTGATACTACTGTATCTACAACTGTTGTTATTCCAGCACGTAGTATGATTACTGCAATGCATGGACATGTAACAGCAATATTTAATTCAGGAACATCTGATACTTTTGATATAGGTACTGCAGGTGATATTGATTTATATGTTGATGCAAATGCTGCTATAGGTGGTACAATTGGTTTTCACAATATAGGTGGAACTACTGCTAATACATCAGCATGGACTGACACAGGTGCAACTGATCAAAGAATAATTTGTACACATACTCCAGCAGGTACTGCAGGTAGTACTGGTGGAATGTATGTAGTAATTGATTATCTACAAAGACGTAACTTTAATAATGTAGTGGATGTTGTTACTGCTCCAACAACTTAATTTCCATAAGTATTAAGTTTAGTTTATAATAGGGGAGGAGTAATTTTCTCCCCTGACAATTGGAGTAAAAGATGGCAACAAATATTAGAAGTGCTTTTGCAAGCTATAAAGTTTCAACAGCTGGCGGCATGAATATGGTAGACTTACAAACAGGTGTGTCTATTATAGATACTCGTATAAGAGGTTTTGGTTATGCTGGTTCTACAGCTAATACAATAATAAGATTAGCTGATGTATCAGGAACAATAATAGAACAACCTATTACTGTTGTTAATCAAAGTGATACAATTTATTTTGATGCCTTGGGTATTAGAGTAAATGGAAAAGTTTCGATGACAATGGTAAGTGTAGCAGTAGATGGAACTGAAGTTATTGTTTCTACTTCTGATCCTAAATCACGTACTTATATTTATTACGGATAGTTAAATGAATTATACTGCATTAGTAAGTTCAGTTATCGCAACCACAGAGAATGAAGCTACAGAATTTGTTAGTCAGCTTCCTAATATGGTGGGTAGGGCTCAAGAAAGAATACTTGGGGACATAGATGATATTGGTTTAACTAGCTACGTAAGTATTGCAGTAAGTATTAACAATCCTTTTATAACAGTACCAACTGGTACACAACTAGTAAAAGGATTAGTAGTAAATACTGCTGGTTCTCAAGGTTCTTTATTACAGAGAGAGTATGACTATGTAGTGGACTACTGGCCTGTTGAAGCTTCTGTTGGTACACCTAGGTACTATGGTTTTAAAAGTAATACACAGATTAAAATAGCTCCTACTCCTTCAGCAACTCTTGATGCAGAGATAGCTTATCAAACTAATCTGACTACACTAACATCATCAACACAATCAAATTATTTAACAGACTTCTGTCCATCATTATTGTTTGATGCAACTATGGTAGAGGCTACATACTTTATGAAAGACTATACAGTACTACAAGCATGGCAACAAAACTATGCAACAGAAGCAGCACGAACTCGTAACAGAGCTAGACGTTCAAGAACTAATACAATGCAAGATAACTGGAGTCCAGCAGGAACTCCTGACACAGTACAAAAGGGAGGAAGTTAGTGAGTATAGATTATGAAGCTGAAAAGGCAAGACTAGCAGCAAAGAAAAAAGAAAAGAAAATTGAAAGCTTAGGTAAAATTGAGGTTGTAGGGACTACTCCAAAAACAA